AGCAGAGGGTATCAACTTCAAGATGTGTGCTTTTGTGCATGACGAGTATCAAGTCGAAGTTATTGGCACTCGTGATGAAGCTGAGCACTTAGGTAAACTAATTGCTACTACTATGTCAGAGACAGGCGTTGAGCTAGGTTTCAAGATACCAACTCCAGGTTCTTATGATATAGGAAAATCGTGGTATGATACACATTGACGTATTGACATATCACTAAACATCTGCTATAATTGCAGAACAACAACAAATAATCATTAGGAGATTATATATGGCTACTAAAACAATAGAACTAACAGGTATCTTAGAGTGGGCTAAACTATTCGAAGGTAACAGAGACAACGGTGAGTACGATGTAGAAACAGATGGTGCTACAACTGTTGACATTATTATGGACGATGCTACGTTCAAGATGATGAAAGACTCTGGTGTACGGAAGCAAGGTAAACCAGACCCAGATGGACGCGGTACTCGTGTCAAGTTCAAACGTCCTTGGAAAGACAAGTTTGATCGTGAGTGGGCGGCAGGTGCTCCAAAGGTATTCAACCCAAGCGGTGACGCATGGACAGACTCGGATGGTATGATAGGCAACGGCTCAGTAGGTGTAGTATATGTAGACGTATACGATACTAAAATGGGTGTAGGTTCTCGACTAAGTGGTGTTCAAGTTATTGATCACGTAGTCTTTGAATCAGAAGGTGGCGGAGGTGCTTCGGCAGGTATCCAACCTAAGAACTACGCTAACGCTGCTCCAACCCCTACCCCTTCACCTAGTAAGGCAACTCCAGGAGATATTCCCTTCTGAGGACAAGGACCTCGGTAAGCATTTGAGGGGGCTCTTCGGAGTCCCTTTGCACCTCTAACAGAAGGATATACAATGGCTAAACAAATAGCTACATTAGTACAGGACATGGAGAGCGTTATATTCGGTCAGAAAGGTTGGGACAATACGATTGGTCAACTGGTTGGAATGAACATAGCTCAAATGGCTTCTGATAGATTCAAAGCCCCACAAGAACCTAGGGGTTATCTATCTATGTCGTCACTTGGAACACCTTGCTCCCGTAAGTTATGGTACAAGATTAATCAAACAGATAAGGCAGAAGCCTTACAAGCCAACGCACTGCTCAAGTTCTTTTATGGAGACATGATTGAGGAACTTGCTTTAGGTATCGCACAGCAAGCAGGACACGAAGTTGTTGGTCAACAGGATAAGATGATCGCACACGGTATCAAAGGAAGTCGAGACTGTGTTATAGATGGTATGACAGTAGATGTTAAGTCAGCTTCTCCTTACTCTTTTAAGAAGTTCAAAGAAGGCAACCTAAGAGACCAAGACCCATTCGGTTATATCTCTCAGTTATCTTCGTATGTCTATGCGGCTAAAGATGACCCATTAGTTACTAACAAAACTCACGGTGCTTTCTTAGTTATAGATAAAGTAAACGGAAGTATATGCTTAGACATGTATGACTTTACTGAAGACCTTAAAACTAAAGAAAAAGAGATCAAAGCAATCAAGGAGATGGTAAAGAAAAAAGTACCACCGCCTCGTGAGTATAAAGATGAGCTACAAAGTAAGACTTCTCCTAACAGAAAATTATGTATGGAATGTTCTTACTGTGAGTTTAAGAAAGCTTGTTGGCCAGGATTGAAGAAGTTCGCTTACTCATATGGCCCTCAATACTTGACCAAGATTAAAAAAGAACTCAAGGTTCCAGAAGTGGAGGATTTCTAATGGCTAAGCGCAGTAGGTTTCACGGTATCGCGGCAGGTTACAGATCAGGGTTAGAAGAACAAACAGCTAATGATCTTAAAGAACGCGGTGTCAGCTTCACTTATGAAGAGACTAAGATCAAATGGACAGACTTAAAGGTGAGGAGCTATACACCTGACTTTGTTCTTGAGAATGGTATCATCATTGAGACTAAAGGACGCTTCGTTTCAACAGACAGGCGTAAACATAAAGAAATACAAAATCAGTTTCCAGAACATGATATACGATTTGTATTTAACAACTCACGAGCCAAGCTCTACAAGGGAGCTAAAAGCACCTATGGGGATTGGTGTAAGAACAATGGCTTTCTATATTCAGATAAGACTATTCCAGTGGAATGGACAGAAGAGGAAAAGAAATGACTATAAGTAAATCAGCAATGGGTAAGACAGCAATCGTTTGGTCGTGCGCTCACGCATCACCAGAGACTACTAACGAAAGATTTGATTGGCTAGGTGGCTTGATCTATGATGTTAAACCTGACTACTGTATAGACCTAGGTGACGGAGCAGATATGAAGTCACTTAACATGTACGATAAAGCTAAACCTAAGAGTGTGGTTGCTCAGAACTACGGTGGTGACATTGAGTCATACAATGAGTCTCAAGAACTTCTACGTTACAGATTTAGACAGCAAAGACGCAGACGACCAAAGTGGTATGGCTTCGAAGGTAATCACGAAGCACGTATTACAACAGCTATTAATTATGACCCTAGGTTAGAAGGTGAAAAGTATGGTATCTCCTTCACTCACTTAGATACTAAGAAATGGTTTGATGAGTACCACCAATACGAAAACGGTGCACCTGCTATCCGTAATTACGATGGTGTAGACTATGCACACTTTGTGGGTGCAGGTAACTTCGGTAGAGCAATTAGCGGCACACACCATGCATACGGTTTACTACAAAAACGTTACAGGTCTTGTTCAGTAGGACACAGCCACAAGCGTGACATGTACTTCAAAGAAGATGTAGGTGTTAATGGTGGTATCGGGGCAGTCGTAGGCTGTTTCAAAGGTGCTCCAGAGTCATGGGCAGGTCAGTCTAATGGTGAATGGTGGAAAGGCGTACTAATTAAACGCAACATCACGGAAGGTCAGTACGATGCCCAGTGGGTGTCAATGGACGTTCTTAAACAAACTTATGGAGGGTAACATGGAGTACGAAGTAACATTTAAAGTAAGAATGGAACCAGACCAGTTTGTATTAGAGTTAGATCAGACTGATCGTGAAGACTTAGTTAAAGACGAAGTCCTAGGTGTACTATACGATCTAGAAGACGGTATAATAGAATTTATGATGGTAACGGAGATAGATGGATGACAACAACAACAACAAGTAATTACTCTCAATGGGTAGAGGGTAAGATAATGACAGAAGGTGAAACTAGGTTAATTGAAAACACCTTAGGTCTTATTGGAGAGTCAGGTGAGATAGCTGAGAAGATTAAGAAGCTCTTACGTGACAATACTAAAGTAGAAGCCCAAGACATCATTAAAGAACTAGGAGATGTCGCATTCTACTTAACTGCTCTGGCGAATTACTTCGGCAGTAGCTTGCAAGAAGTGTTAGAACTTAACATGATTAAACTTAATGATAGACAAGAACGTGGTGTTCTTAAAGGTAGTGGAGATAATAGATGATTAAAAGAATATTAAATAGCAGGATAAGGCGCATTGTATGCAGTTTTATACGATCACCATTCATATGGTTGTATCGTTTCTACAACTACTTACAAACATGGCAAATGCACAGGGATACGATTAAGCATCTCAATCGTTTGTCTAACAGAGAACTAAATGATATCGGATTAACTCGTGGAGACATTGATAACTTAGTTTGGATGAAAGAGGACTTTAAAGTACGAGGAGAAGGTTTTAAAGCAAATGGTAATAAGTGAAGCACAATCTCTTTTTCATGTAATGCTATTAATAGACAAAGAATTTAAATAAAGGATTAACATATGAGTATTAAAAATCACCAAGGACCAAGCCTAGGTATATCAGAAGAAATACATGCAATGAAGTATCGCTCTAAGGGCGAGAGCTTTAGAGAAGCTATGTCAAGAGTAGCTGACTCACTTAAAGATAGTGAAGATCATTACAATCAGTTCAGAGACATCCTGCTAGATCAACGCTTCTTACCTGCAGGTCGAGTACAATCTGCAATGGGTTCGCCTCGTAAAGTGACACCTTACAACTGCTTCGTATCAATGACTATAGAAGATAGTATGGAAGGCATAATGAAGGCAGCAACAGAAGCTGCTAAGACTATGCAACTAGGTGGGGGTATCGGTTACGACTTCTCTACACTACGTCCACACGGTGCACTTATCAAGAGCCTAGACAGCCGTTCTAGCGGCCCTCTTAGCTTCATGGGTATATTCGATGCATTATGTAAGACTATCAGCTCTGCAGGGCATCGTAGAGGCGCACAGATGGCAGTCTTAAGAGTCGATCACCCCGACATCCTAGAGTACATCAAAGCTAAGAACAACTCAACTAGCTTGACACAGTTCAACATGTCAGTTGGTGTTACTGATGAATTTATGGAAGCTGTTAAAAAAGACGATGACTTTGATCTAGTATTCGAAGGTAGAATATATAGCACTATACGAGCTAAAGCTTTATGGGATGACATCTTACGTTCGACGTGGGATTGGGCAGAGCCAGGCATCTTGTTCATTGACCGTATCAATCGTAAGAACAACTTACATTATTGTGAGTACATTGCAGCTACGAATCCTTGTGGAGAACAGCCTTTGCCACCTAACGGTGCATGTCTACTAGGTTCATTCAACTTGACACAATACATCGAGAAGAACATTGACTCTGGTTTTGGTTTTAACTTAGAGAAGCTAAAGCATGACATCCCTAATGTTGTACGAGCAATGGATAACGTAGTTGATAGAGCTACATATCCTTTACCTGCACAGCAACTAGAAGCTCAGAGTAAGAGACGTATGGGTCTGGGTGTAACTGGTGTAGCTAATGCTCTTGAAGCACTTGGCAACCCTTATGGTTCAGAAGGATTCTTAAATGATCTAGAAGAAATCATGGCAGTTATTAGAGATACATGTTACCAAACATCAATTGCTCTTGCTATAGAAAAAGGTGCATTTCCATTATTCGAAAAGGAATACTTAGACAGTGAATTTGCTAAAACATTACCTGACTCAATTCGTAACGACATCGCTAAACACGGTATCCGTAACAGCCACCTACTTTCTGTGGCTCCTACTGGCACTATCAGTCTCAGTGCTGATAATGTAAGCTCTGGTATTGAACCAGTGTTCTCTCACTTCTACGATAGAACTATCCAAACATTTGATGGTCCAATTGTAGAACGAGTAGATGACTATGGCTACCGAGTATTCGGTGTTAAGGGAGAGACTGCTGATGAACTATCAGTATTCGATCACGTCAAAGTTCTTAACTTAGCTTCTAAGTATGTAGACAGTGCTTGTTCTAAGACATGTAACGTCGGAGACGATGTAACATGGGAACAGTTCAAGGATGTATACATGGCAGCTTACGATGGCGGTTCATCAGGTTGCACTACCTTCAGGGCTTCAGGTAAGAGATTCGGCATACTCAATGCGGCAACGTCAGAGGATGCAGTGATCGAGCCAGAAGTAGATGAAGATAACTTCATTGACGAAGGTGGGGCTTGTTACTTTGACCCTGCTACAGGTCTTCGTACTTGCGAATAACCTTGACAACAACATCATAAATATGATACTATTGGGGAGTGGCTTCGGTTGCTCCCTTTTCATTTAACAGGAGAGATTATGACTCAACAAAGACCAAAGACTAAGACTAAGAAACGAGAGACTAAGTACAAAGGTGCGTCTAACAAAAGCACCTCTGGTATCCTGCCTAAGAATGAAAATCAGAAGCTATTGATCGACGCTATCAAATCCTCATGTCAAGTGATTGTATTTGGTCCTGCAGGTACAGGTAAGACTTACGTTACTACTACAGCAGCGGCTGATCTGTATACAAAGAAAGATATAGATAAGATTGTTATTACACGTCCTATGGTATCTGTTGGCAGAGAGATAGGTATTCTCCCTGGAGATTTAGGAGAGAAGGTAGCTCCCTGGGGTCTACCAGTTATTGATGTACTAATCAAACACCTAGGAAGAGGTGCTGTTGAGACAGGTATCAAGAACGGTAACATTGACATGGCTCCTCTAGCAATGATGAGAGGACGTTCATTCGACAACGCTTTTATCATCTGTGATGAAGCTCAGAATATAACTACACACGAACTCAAGATGCTACTGACTAGGGTAGGAGAAGGTTCTACTATTGTTCTTAATGGAGATGTCCAACAGACTGATCTAAAAGATGGAGATGGTTTAACTAAGATTACTCACCTAGCTAAGAAACATAGCTTACCAGTACCTATAGTTGAGTTCACACTAGACGATATCGTAAGATCAGATATCTGTGCACAATGGGTTAAGGTATTCTATGAAGAAAAGATATGATGCCCAAATGTTCATGGTGTGGAGACAGCACACTAAAAGGTTTTAAATGCAAACTATGCGGAGAGAAAACTATGGCTAAGAAGAAGAATGAAGAAATAGTGAGAGAACCACAACACTACTCACGTTGGGTAATAGAGCCCATTGAATTTATAATGCGTAACAAGTTTGAGTTCTGGAGAGGCAACATAATTAAGTATGTCGTCCGAGCAGGGTTCAAAGCTTACGAAGGTAAAGACTTGATAGAGTCAGAGATCATTGATTTAGAAAAGGTAATGAGATACTCTGAGATGCGTATTAATCACTTGAAAGGAAAAGACAAGTTATGAAGTATGTATTAACAGCAATACTAATTGGACTAGCGTTAGCTATCAGTGTACCCCTTACAGCTTATGCTGACGTAACATATACCAAAGAAACACACACTGTTTCTATCAGTGGGTATACAACTCACGAACAAGCAGATAAGTTATATCAAATACTAAAGAAAAACGAAGTAACTACAGCGTTTCTATCAGGGCCTGGGGGTGATTACTATGCAGGTCTCAAGATGGGCGACATGCTAGCTAACGAAGGTTTAACAACTATAGTAAAAGAAGGAACTGAATGCACCTCTGCATGTGCTTTCATGGCACTAGCAGGTAACAATATAGTTGTAGATGGTGTTGTACTGTTTCATGCTCCTTACTTTTCTCAAGCACCTACACACGTAAGCATGCTACAGTTAGCTCAAAAGTTCGGAGAAGGGTATATGGATATGGCTAACTACCTTGTAAGAAGAGGTACGAGCTTATACTTCGCTAGGCAGATAATAACACAAACAAATCCTTGTAAGTTCCTTTCGATAGATAATGGAGAAGCTATGATGGATTTAAAGAGTGCTGAGACAGCTCTATCAACAGTTTACTATAAAAATTCAATTAAAGATAAATGTAATAGAGGTGTACGCTAAAATGACTATAATAGAAATGGCAAAGAAAACTATTAAAGAAACTACTAAAGTAGTGGCACAGGAAAAAGAAGAGACTACTATGCTGCCTCCAGGTTCATACCTAAGAGAACACGGTATGTTAATGCTAGTAGACAAGTTTGATCAAGAGAAGATAATGCCTTTAGTAGCTGCTATATACGAATATAACTTAATGCCAGAAGATGTTAGACCAGATCAGATTACATTAGTTATCAATAGTCCTGGAGGTTCAGTACACTCAGCCTTCCACCTTATTGATGCAATTAAGATGTCAGAGATACCTATAGTAACAATAGGAAAGGGTCTGGTAGCCTCATGCGGCGTACTAACTATAATGGCAGGAGATAGACGACTACTAACCCACAACACGTCTGTTATGTCACACCAATACTCTTGGGGTTCTAAAGGTAAAGAACATGAACTACATGCAATGATTAAAGAGTTTGATCTAGCAGGGGAGAGGATGATTGACCACTATAAGAAATGTACTAAGAAGTCTGAGAAGTATATACGCAAACATCTATTACATCCCACCGATGAATGGCTCACTACAGAAGAGTGTCTCAAACACGGTATTGTAGATGAGATAATTAATACTTATTAGGGGTTGACAAAGGAGTGTACTTATGGTACACTTCCTTATATTCAAATAAAGGAATATGTTAACATGACTACCAAACGCAAAAAGCCCCCTGCTCCTAGTCTGGAACAAGAGGCTGAAGCCTTTATTAAGTTTAAAGAAACATCTGTTAAGGGTGTTCCTAAGAGCCTCTCCTCTCACAGGGAACAACTAGCAGCTTCTGTCCTAGCAGGACTGCTAGCCTCCAACAGGTCAAGTCGAGCACAAGAACTCGTCGATGAAGCATACAGGTATGTGGACTTGCTGCTTCGTAATAATAAGTAAACAAACTTAACCCCCTTCAGTTTAATTACTGTTGGGGGTTTTTCTTTGTCTAGAAGTTGCCTAAGTCGGCTTCTCTTAGTACTTTACCTTTGCGGTTGTATAGCTCAGCTTCTAGAAGGCTTATCTCAGTCAATGAAAGATCACCTAAGTCTCCTTCGAACTCTAAGTCTTCCATAGCTTCCCTAACAGCATCTG